CCCGCTCCACCATCTGGGCGGCGGGGACAGCCTGCGGGTAGAAGCCCTCGCTCCGGGACACCGGCTGGCCCGGATAGCTCACAGGCGGCTTGTGCTTGTCCTTCTTGCGCTTCTCAGCCCGGCGCTGGGCGCGGTTCTGGGGGACGGCCGCCGGGCGGGAATAACGAGCCTTCTCAGCAGCGGCTGCCTGCGTGATCTCGTCGAGGACGTCGTACAGACGGCTGACATCGTTTTCGTTCAGCCCCAGACGGGCGGATGCCCCTGCGCCCAAGATCTTGTCGAGGCCGCGCATGGAAACGCGGGCCTGTGCGCGGAGACGGTCGCCCAGGCGGACATTCTCCCGTTCGCACCGGGCTGTCTCGGCCTCGCCCTCCCGGGTCATCTCGTCCAGTGCGTCCTCCAGACGGTCGAGGTCGTTGGCGTTCAGAAGCGAAAAATCAAATTCCTGTCCATGGATCAGCATTTATCGGTGCTCCTTTCTCTCAGCCCGCGACGGCGGTGTTATAGTCGAACTCAGCCGGGGTGCCGATGCCCTTGAAATCGGCGGCAAAGGTGGCATTCGCGCCGGCGCTGCCGCCCACATCGCTGGTCAGGATGAGCGCGCCCTCGCCCTTCTCGCCCTTGCCGGTGCGGAGAGAGAAGTAAACATAAGGCACCACCACGCTCTGGCCGGAGCCGAACGCGATCTTGTGGGAGAGCAGAAAGTCCTGAAAAGCATCGCCCACGTAGCGGTCGCCCTGAATGGAGAGGGTGCGCTGGACACTGCCTTTGGTGGTGACAGGGCCGGTGCGGATATAGGGGTTGTCGGAGGTGGAGGCGTTCAGTGCGCCGCTGTGCTCCCGCACGTGGTCGGCACAGACCACCCAGTTTTTCACGTCGGTCTGGCTGGCCTCGGTCTGGACGGCCAGCAGGAAGTCGTCGGTGGTCTCCACGCCGGTATAGTCGGCGCTGGGGGTCAGGCCCGACAGCTTGACGGTTTCGGTAACAGTCATAGAAAAAACTCCTTTCGTTTCAGCCCTTGGGCTGGTAATATTCGAGCCGGAGCTGCATCTGCATCTTACAGCTGCCCGCGCTGGCCGTGACGATGTAGCCGCTGGACGTCACTGAAACGCGCAGCGCTTCCTTGCGGCCATCCAGCCGGGGCAGATGATGCCGGTCGTTCTGGGCCAGCACCCATTCGGTCAGCTGCTCAAAAAAGCCGCTGTTCGCGATCTGGACGCTCTGGGCCTCGCTGTAGTCGCGGCGGGAAACGAAGATATAGCTCTTGGCGAGGTTGCGACCGGAAAAGAAAACAGCCGTCACCGGGTCGGTGGGGCTGTCCTCGATGGAAAACTCTGCTACAGGCTCCGGCGAGAGGCCGGAAATGCGGAAGGCCGCGCCGTTTTCGCTCTGCTCCTCGGCGATGAGGGGGCAGGTCTTGAGCCACTCCCGCATGGCCGTGATGGTGGCTTTCTCGCTCATAAGTGTCCCATCCCTCCCCAGAAAGTCGCGACGGCCTTTGCACCGAAAAGGGCCAGATGTTCGCCCACATCGGCAAGTGCTCGCTGGCCCCAGTAGGAGCCGCGCAGACCCTTGTATTTGTCCTCCTGCCAGGTGCCGCTTTCATCATAAGCGCCGTGCCAGCTGCGCAGGTCGGTGCCCTCGGCATGGAGGTAATACTGCTTTCGGGCGTAAGGGGTGTTGTACACCAAAAGGCCCTCGTCGTACTTGGAAGCGGTCTGGACGCTGTTTTTCAGCTGGCCGGTGTCGAAGGGGACGTAGCTGTCGATGAGCCGCGCGGCCTCCTGCGCAAGGGCGAACTGGGCCTTTTGCAGGGCGGCGGTCTTTTCTGCGCCGAAGTCGGGACGCCAGCTCAGCTCCATCCGGATGCCGTCCACCTGATATTTCAGGCCGTAGGGCTGGTCAAAAATGGGCTTGGACATGAGGTGTCAGCTCCCTTCCACATGAAAATGCGGCAGCGGGACGCCCCGGTTGTCCGAGACATCCGCCACCGTACAGCAGATGTGCGTTTTTTCGAGGGCGGCGTATTCGGCCTCCGTCAGGCTGCGGACAGCGCCGCAGAGGAGCTTGCTGCCCCGCTTGAGCGTCCAGTGCGCGGCTTTTTCTGCCTGGGGCAGACGCGCCCACTGGGGATAGGGCAGATAGCCCGGCGCAGGCGGGAGGCGGATATGCACCACCCTCTGGGGGTCGCCGGAGGCCGAGGTGCGGCGCGTCTCCCGCCAGCTGCACCCCGTGAGCACCTTGCAAACCGGCTGGTCGGCTTCGGTGGCCGTGTCGTGCAGCAGCATGATGACCGTGACGGGCGTCTGCATCAGAAACACCCCCGATACAGCAGGCCGTGTGGGTCGCTGCCCAGTGTGTTGGCGAGGATGGCCTGCGCCTCTGCCGCCAGCCGTTCGGCCAGTGCGCTGGAGGTGAAGGTCATGGACACGCCATCGTTGGAGACGCTGGACACGCCGGGCGGCGTGCAAGCACTCTGCACGGCGTTCGCTGCATCGATGATCTGGATGCAGGCATCCGCCAGTGCCTCTGCACAGCCTTCGCACACTGCGGCGTGACGCTCGGCCCGGCCAAAGGTCATCCGGTCGATGAGCCGGGACGCCCGTGCGGCCAAAGGGGCAAAGGCAGCTTCGTCCAGCGTGCCGCCGACGGCTGCATACTGGTCATAGGTGCAGTAATTCAAAAAAATCAGCTCCTTTTAGTCTCCCCTGTTAGGGGAGCTGGTTGCCGCAGGCAGACTGAGAGGTTCGGTCACGCTTTCTTCTTGATGAGGATGGTCTGGGGCTTGGTGACTTTGAAGGCGTAGACCTTGCGGCCTTTGACTGCGGACGCGCCGATGTACTTGCTGGAACCATTGAGATCCTGCACATAGACGGGGACGGCCCACTCGTCGATGAAGGCAAACCAGTTGGGATGACCGGCGATGTACTCCACGTTTTCGCCGAGGGTGGAATCCTCAAAGACGGTGAAGCCAGCGATGCGGCCCACAGCGCCGGTCTGGACGACAGCATCGCCAAGGTCAGACGCCTTGATGAACTCGGGACTCTTCAGCAGCAGACCATAGATTTCGGGCGAGACCAACAGCCAGCGGCCTTCGGTAGGGACATGGACGGTGGAGAGCTTGGTGCGGGCGTCCACGATGTTGCCGTAGATGGTCTTCTCGGTCAGGGCGGTGGTGGTGCCGAAGGCAGTGCCTGCGGTGGTCAACTCCACAGAGCCGTCGGAATCCACCTGCAGCGCCAGAGAATAACCGGCACTGTCCAGACGATCAGCCACCAGATCGTCGGGGACGCTGGCGGCGTCGAAGCCGTCGATGATCTCATTGACGGCCTTGTCCTTGTCGATGTTGACGGTAAGATAGGTGGTATCGCCGCCGGTCAGCTCTGCGCCGGTCTGCTTGTCGTAGTCGTTCACGGCAACTTCGGTGTCGCGGACAGGGACTTTGACGGAGCCGGCCTTGGGGCTGCCCTCATAGCGGCTGTTGCAGATAACACCGACCTTCTTGACCAGCGTTGCCCGGAGCTTGAGGTCAACCAGCTTGGAATAACGAACCTGTGCTTCGTGTGCCATAATATTTCCTTTCTATCAGTCGATCTTGATGCCGGGGTTCATTGCCTTGAAGGCTGCAGTGACAGCATCGGTGTCGCCGGTGGGCGGAGTGCCGTGCTCTGCACCGCTGGAAACGTGGACGCTGCCGCCCTCTGCGGCCTCGCCGAAGGCCCAGGGGTTGGCCTTTGCGGCTTCTTCCAGCGCCTTGTCGATGTCGGTGGTGCGGTCTTTGGAGGATTTGAGGGCCTCCATGTCCAGCAGGGCGCGGACAGCCTTGACGCTGCGGCCCTTCTTGCCCATGATGGCGGTGTTCAGGGCCGAGTCGAAGGCAAAGCCGTCGGCCTGCGCCTGCATATCGCTTTTGAGCTTTGCCATCTCGGCCTCGTACTCCTCTGGGGACTTCTTGCCGTCGAACTTGGCGAGGCCGTCCTGCGCGGTCTTGAGCTGTGCCTGAGCGCTTTCCAGCTGGGTCTTGAACTGCTCGGCGGCGGTCTTCTCGCGGTTGATGTCTGCGCCGTTTTCGCTCATCAACCAGTTGAGCTGTTCATCGGTGATGCCGGGAATCTTTGCCTTTACGTCTTCACGCTTCATAAATGAACCCCTTTCTTTGGGTGAAACTACGGTTTGTTGACGCGGTTCGCCGTCCGCACGGAGTTGGGCAGGGTACGCGCTGCCCGCCGCGATGGTGTCCACTCCGTCCTCACGCGGGCAAAATGGGCATGAAAAAAGCGCCCCTGCCCGGATGGGCAAAGACGCTCGCGGTATTTGGTTGTCAGTCCCAGTCGGCATAGTGCTGACACTTGAGACAGATTTCATGGGCTTCATCCCAGCCGCAGGGCGGGGTCTTTTCGGGTGGCAGCATCAGGCTGTCGTTGCCGATGTTGGAAATATCCCAACAGAGGCCGTCTGCGATCTCGTGGTTGAAGATGGGGCAGAATACCATAGGGTCGGGAATCGGGGTCGTATTAAAAACCATGCTTTTTCATAACCTCCACAACTTGCTTGCCGCCTTCATCCAGCCAGCCTAACGTGCCGATGGAGCCGTCCTGCTTGATAACAATAAAGCCTTTATCGGAATAATAAGAATGCTGCGTGCCGTTGCGCTGACGGATGGCAAGGATGGCGTGCTCGGCGATTTCGTTGGCCTGTGCCAGACTTATCTGCCGCCTTCCCATCTGTTCCAGTGCGTGTCCTTCAAAATTAAGAGTATCGGGAAGGGTGGGCGGAGATACGGCTGTTCCGGTCAATTTGATTTTACCATTTTCACGAAGAGAGGTCAAATCATTGTTGACTGCATCAAGCCGCTCCTGTTTCCGGGCCGCATAGCTGGCTCTGCTTGCCTCACTCCGCCCGAACCCATGCACACTTGTCCGGGCGCTGTCCACGCGGCCAGCGGTGCGGGAAACGAAATCGTTCAGCTCTGCCCGGGCAGCACGGAGCTTGACCGCGCTTGCGGTGGTGTCAGCCCCGGCGGCGTCCTCGGCCAGATACCGGCGTTTCCACTTGCGGACGGCCCGCTCCCGGGCGCGCTGCATCTGGCTGATCTCATAGCGGGTGTAGATCCTGCCGTCATACTCGATGTCCCGGGCGTTGAGGGCTTCGAGGCTCTCCTGCGTCCATGCGGGCGGGCTGCCCAGCTCCGGGAACACCACGAAGAAGGTGTGGCGGCAGTCCCAGCCGCAAAGCCCCGCGCCGGTGCCGTAGCCGGTGGCCGACTCGAAATCCTCGTAGTGCTGGCCCAGATAGTCCGCTTCGCCGCCCCGGTGGTAGCGCCTGCCCTGCCATACGGCATGGCTGGGACGCGCGCCGCCGTGGGCTGTCACTTCGACGAAGCTGGCCCCCATCTCGTCCATCCGGGCCTCCTGAAGCTTTGCGCCGGTCTGGTTCACGCCCGTGAGCACGGCCCGGCGGCAGGCCACCTCCCGCGGGTCCCCGTGGGCAGGCCACCTCCAGCGTGTCCCTGTGGCCGCTGGGGTAGGTGATGTAGGGCATGGAGTCTGCGAGGCCGTCCACAGCCCGCTTGACGGCGGTCTTGTAGTCGAACGCGCCGCTGCTCACTTGGAGCCATGCCCTGTCCAGCGCCTGTTCAAAGGCCCCGGAGACGGTGTTGGCCGTGGTGGCGGTGAGGTTGGAGAAGCTGGCTGCCGTCTGCCGATAGCCCGCGTTGAGCAGGTTCTGCAAGGGTGCTGACTCCTCGAAGGGCGTCGGCTCCTTGCCGTAGTGGTAGTATATCTCATCCTCGGCTTCCAGCGCAGCGGCCGCGGCCTTCTGCATCAGACGGCGTATCTCGGCCTCGCTCTTGCCGGTATACCGGGCCAGAAGCTTCACCACATCCTTGCGGACGGCCTCGGTCTGCTGGTAGCGCCAGAGCTGCCAGTTGGCCGTCGGCGTCAGGGCGTCCATCCTGCCGATGCGCCGGGCCACGTCCCGCAGGATGTCGTCCTCGGCCTGCTGCCAGAGCATTACGAGACGGTCGGGTGCATGGTCGAGATAGTCCGGGGCCAGCATCAGACACCCCCGAAGGTCAGCTCAGGCTGGCGGTTTTCGTCTTTGGCTTCCTGCGCCAGTCTGCGGGCATCCTCTTCGGAGATGCCGTACCGGGCCGAAAGATACTTGTAGCGGGGGAGTAAGCCGCTGATGGCATCATCTCTCATCTGGGTCATGCGGGTCTCGGCGTCGGTGATATAGCTGTCGTCCCAGTTCACCGAGATGGGAGTGTCGGGGACGACTGCGGCCTTCTGCAGGTCCTTCGCGGCCCAGAGGATGGCCCGGATGATGGAGATCAGCGCACCTTCAATGGGTATCTGGTTTTTGTTGGCGCTGGCTACGAGATCCTGACGGCTGCCGTTGTACTCGGTGGCTGTGGTAACTTTGCCATTCTCGAAATCGTACCGGTGACAGCCCAGCCCGCACTTGAAGGAGAAAAGGTTCAGCATATCCTGCACGGCCCGGTGATTCTGCTCCACGCGGAGATCGGGGTTGTATTCATGGTACTCGCTGGACTGGTCGAGGCTGCTTTCCTTGCCGGGCAGATGCACAAACTGGCTCACGACATCGTCGTCCGGCGGGATGGAGTGCTCCACGCCCTTATCGTCCACCACCTTGCGGCAGATGTCGGCACTGTAGAATATTTTCTTGTGGCCGAGGCGGATGTCCTCGCGGTAGTTGTCAAAGGCAAGGTCCACGCCCTGCGCCTCTTCCAGCGCCTCGGCAAAGACGCTCATGCCCAGCCCACTGCCGCCATCGATGTTTTTGACAGCTCCCGGGCTGAACAGTGCAAACCAGGGCGGGGAGCCCTCTACCGTGACGCTTTCCACCGTGCCTTCCGGGGGCTTCTCGACCGGAGAAAACACCGGTATGCCGGACATGGAGTCGGTGACGCGGAACCATTCGTTGCGGATGGTGCGCTTCTTTTCGCTGCCGGTGTGAGTCTGTAAGTAAATGGCAGGCTTGCCGTCCATCAGACACTCGGAGACAAAGGCCGCTTCGGTCACGATGCCCCGCTCCACCCGCAGGGGGAGGATGCAGGGGGCCGGGTCGTAGTCCAGCCTGAGCCGGACGTCCGGGCTGGGGACTGCCTTGCCGTTCACGACGGTCATATTTTCGACGCTCAAAACAAAAGCGCCCGTGCCGGACCAGAACGCTTTCTCGACCAGCGCGTTGGCGTTTGTCCAGAAGTGCAGGTCGCGGAGCAGTCCGCCCACCTGCTGCTCATCGTCGCCCAGCAGATACCGGGCGGTGGCCGCGTCCGTGATCTGGAAAGTAGTGCGGTCGTTCAGCAACAGATTTGCCCAGTCTTCACACACCCGCTTGGGCATCCGCAGGGAGGCAATGGTGCGCTTTTTGGTGCCGTCGGCATACTCGGCGGCGCGGGTATGAACGCCGGGTACGTTGCCTTTCCACCATTGCCGCCATGTCTCGATGTGGCTGTAGTAATCGGCATCCAGCTGCCATCCGCGCGTCTTATGCAGATAATCCAGAAAATCGGTGATGTTCATGTGTTCGTCAACCTCTTGAAATCGCGCTCGATGGTGTACTCGTAGGCGTCCAGTGTGTCGATGTCGGTGCTGCCGTCGTCGAGGCGTTCATCTACGCCGGGATGCTTGCCGCTGTAAAGGGCCGTAGCGAGGGCATCCCGCAGGGTGGCAGCTTCCGGCATAAGCCAGAAGCGTCCGCCGCCCATCAGGATGCAGGTGAGCCGGATGCGGTCGGTGATCTTTATCTTGGCACTGTTCTCCACCCGGTCGGCCAGCCAGGAGAGCCTGCAGCGGCGCAGGCGGGAACGGATGTGGTTTATCAGGGTCTGCTCGGCGCTGTCGCAGAAAATGTACTGGATCTCACCCCAGCGGGCAAAGACCGCGGTACAGAACTCGATGAGCTTGTCGGCCAGAAAGTCGGCATCCTGCGCCACCGGGTCGATGCGCTGGGACGCCAGCCCCACAACGCCGGACCAGCCCGGGAGAATGGCCGTCGCCACAAAAGCGTGCTTCGAGCCATTGCCGCCAAAGTCCACGCCAATCCGGATCCGCCACGGGTGCAGCTGCTTTTCGGTGGGCCAGAAAAAACGCCCATCCCCGGCGGCGAGGCTGTCGGCCAGCAGGCGGTAGATGACGCCGTTGGCTGCCATCCACTGCCCGAGGATGAAGCGGTTATAGTAGACGGTGCCGGTATACTCTTTTTTCAGGTCGGCCACGAACTGGGCCGGGAGAGTCGGATTGTCGTCGATGGTGTACGCCTGGCAGTAGATGTCCGCGTCGCTGTCGAGGAATTTCTTGAACCAGTGGGAAGGGCTTTCCGGATTGCAGGTGCCGTCGAAATGACTGTGCGGACAGGAGAGGCGGCTCTTGAGCATTTGGAAAACGCCCTCGTCCCAGGTGGTGATCTCGTCGCCGTAGGCGTACTCGAAGGCTGCGCCCTGGATGCGGGCAATGTGCTTTTTGTTGTCGGCACCGAGGACATAGATCTTGCGGCCGAAGAGCTGCACGATGTTGCCGGAGGCCGAGGTGCGGACGACGCCCACCAGCTCAGGTCCCCAGAGGCCGCGCATGGGCTCCAGCACGTTGCGTTCCAGCGTGCCGAGGGTGTTGCCCAGCATGACCAGCAGGCCCTCACCACGGGCCGCACAGATGCGCTTCGGGATGGTGACGGCGCAGTCAAGATAGGTCTTGCCGGAGCGGGTCGCCCCGGTCTTGACGTTCCAGCGGTGGGAACAGCTGCGCAGATATTCCTGCTGAAATTCAGTCAATGGCACTGTCCACGCCTCCCAGAAGTTCCTTCGCTTTTGCCAGAGCATCGGCGGCGGGGTCTTTCTCGGAAGTGTCTTTGTACATCCCGAGGTGTTTGCCCAGCAGGTCGAGCGCGCGGAGCTTGTCGGCCAGCTTCACTTCCTGCTCAAGCCCATCCTCGCCGAACGTCTTGACCTTGACTGACTGCACAGCGGCAAGGTCATCGTGGCTGGCATCGGATTTGAGAGAGGCGGTCTTGGGGTCGATGAGGTCAGCGGCGTTGACGAATGCAATCTTTGCCAGCTCGCGCACCACCCGGTCAGTAGATACACCGGTGCGGCGACTCTGCTCAGCCTGAAGCTGGGCGATGAGCTTCTGAACTCCAACATTCTCCAACAATCGCGGCCCCACGGTCTTGGCACTTGCTGGGGAATATCCGGCGCGGATGGCCGCTTGGGTCGCATTCAAATCAACCATGTATTCTTCGCAGAATCGTGCCTGCTTGTCGGTCATCCTCACCACCTCTCCTGCACAAAAATGGAGCAGCCGGGAGGGTGCGGCCCTCCATCCGTCTGGTCACGCCAGCGCTCTCGCGTCTGAGCTACGGCTGCATAAAAAATCCCCGCACATTTCTGTGCAGGGTGATTGACGCACATCCGGTGGGGTATCCTTGAACCCACTGCGGATTCCGGGGCCTCCGGTGGTGTGCCGGACTCTCACGGGGAGAAGGAGGGACTCCCATCCGGCACGCCAGCCCCAAGCGGTTTTGCAGGCCATGCGTCAGGCGGTTGCTGCGGCGGGGCGCAGCGTCATGGTGCCGCCCTTGGAATCGAACCAGCCGTGTCTGGTCACACGCGCCGCGCACCAAATTGCGCTCAGGCGGCATAATAGAAGCAGCCCGCACGCCATGCGGTCAAGCGTCAAGGAGGACATGGTGCGGAGGCTGCGTGTATCGGTGGGCCTTTCCGGCTCTGCCGATGGTATCATTTTACACCGGAAGAGAGTGAACGCACAATGAACGGATACTGCACAGTTTCAGAGTTTCAGGTGTTCGATGGCCCGGCGGCGCAGGGCGAAAATGCCACGGGAAGTGAAATTCATGTCTGCGGCTACCTGCTCCCATTTCAGGCAGTCCAGATAGTATTTGCGAAGAGCGCAGTATTCGGCGGAGTCCAGCTGCACAAGCACGGCATCGATCTCCGCAAACAGAGCATCACAGACGGCCAGCTGCGCGTAGGCGCGGCGTTTGGCTTCTTCTTCACGCTCTACTGCCCGGGCGAGGCTCTGCCCATCCTTGCTGCCGCCCGGTGCTGCACTGAGATCCTGGGTGATGTGCCGGGTGGCCTCCTGCGCCTCTGCCAGCCGGTAGGAAAGCCGCTGGTAGAGCTTTTCGGCCTCCCGGTAGCGGGAGAGCCAGCTTATCTTCTCTTCATGGGTCAAATTGGTTACTCCTTTCTATGGAGGGTATGGAGGATAGGAGGCTGTTTCTGAAAAATCCCTAGAGGAAAACAAAAAATATATAGGAAAAAGTCTGGGAAACGGCTCCTCTGCTTCCATACCCTCCATATTCTCAATTTTTCAGGCGGGTCTGCTCATAAAGCGGACTGCTTTTGACTGGGGCGACGGATGGCTCTGTGCCACGCGCCAACGCCATGCAGCGCATCCCTTCCTCTGAAAGGGTCATACCTACATACTCGTTGTAGTACATCCCCTTGCGGATCTCGTAGTGCTTTTTCACTTCCATGCCGAACTGTTTGTTCGCCATGCGCCATTTTTCGTTGTTTTCACTGCACCAGTTCAGGTAGGTGCGGAACAGCACGCTGGCCTGCACCGTACTGCTCTCAGCTGGTTCGGTGCAGTCAGCCAGAAAGGCCGCGATGCGGTCCTGGTCCTGCTTATAGGCGTTTACGGCGCTGTCCACGGCAGCACAGGGTGGCAGACCGTGCCGTTTGCCGCCTTGGCTGTTGGCCAGCCATTTCTGCAGGCCGCCCAGCGCCCAGTTGAGGATGCCGGGCAGCTCGGCCTCTAATTTCTGAGGCAGCAGCATATCCTGCTTGTCTTCCGGGATGCGCTGGGTGAAGGGGACCAGCCGGATGCGGCGCCAGATGCCCACATCGGTGCCGCGGATCTTCGGCAGGTGGTTGGTGGCTTCCAGCAGCTTGAACTCCGGACGGAACTCAAATTCCTTGCCGTACTGGAAGCGGGCAGTGATGGTGTTGCCGCCGGTCATTTGTTTTACGAGGCCTTCGTCCAGCATCGCGCCTTGGTCGCCCTCTTCCAAAGTGACAAATCGGGCGCCTTTCAGACGGGCGACATCGCTGCGGGCCGCACCAGAGGAACGGCTGTGGGAGCTGGCGATGGTATCGGCTTGGGCGTTCATGCAGTAGTCGCCCAGCATCTTGGCCAGCGTTTCCAGAAAGGTGCTCTTGCCATTGGCACCGTCGCCGTACAAAAAGAACATACACTGTTCTCGTGTGGAGCCGCACAGGCAGTAGCCCACCATCACCTGCAGATATTCGGCCAGCTGAGCATCCCCTCCGGTGACCGACTGGATGAACGCTTCCCATACGGGGGCTTTTGCCAGCGGATCGTAGTCCACCTGTGCCATGCGGGTGATGTAGCGTTCCCGGTCGTGAGGCTCAAGTTCCCGGCGGGCGAGATCAAGGATGCCGTTGCGCACATTCAGCAGACCTTTGTTTTTATCGAACTGATCCGGCAGCATGGGGATGCCAGGCAGATGCTGGGCCTCTTTGAGGAAGGCTTCCTTACTGCGGCTGGAACGGCTTTTCTGTACATGGCGGCGCATGGCACCGGCAGAATTGGTGTCCCGGATGCCAAAGCAGGCCTTGTCCATCTGGTCCAGCATTTCATCTGCAAAGCCCTTGACAGCAGCAAGGTCATCCCGCTTCCAGCGGGTGCCATCCCATACCATCCAGCACTTGTCTGTGGGATTATAGCGCACCCGGTCAGCGTAGCGGTCGCGGAAGCGCCGGGCATTGCCGGTGTCGTCCATGGAGTAGGTCTTGATGCCGGGGGCCGGCGCGGCAGGGGGCTGCGCTCCATATTTTGCATTCAGAGTGCGGAGGGCTTCGTCTTGATCGGCAAAGGACACGGTGTCCTGCGCGGATGTGGGAGAGTACACCTCCTGGCAGTCGCTGACGGCGCGCTCGAGCGTCCAGCGGCCATAGGTCTTGGCTCCGCGCCGCTCATCCCATTTGGGACGCATCAGGCCGGAGGAACGGAAAATACGGTCCATGCGCTCCACATCGGCACCAAACCAGAACGCCAGCAGATTGCAGAAACTGAGGTCTGCTTCGCTGTGGCTGTTGTAGTAACCCTGCCAGCTGCCTGCATACAGGGCGGCAAAGCGTTCGCCGTCGCGGGCGGCACAGGCGGTATGCAGCAGCTCTTCATCGGAGCGGTCCACCTTCTGCCATATGGCCGCGGGAGCAGAAACCTGAGATGCTTTCGGTTTCGCCAGATATTTTGCGTGTACGGCGGCACATTCGGCGCTGCGTTCCTCGATGGAAAAGCTGTTCAGGGCATTGCCGGTAACGGTGAAATACCGTCCGCCATCGTACATTTCCAGTCCGATGCTGCTCTTGCGGCAGGCTCCGGCTGGCTTTTTCCCGGTAAACAGCAGATGTACGCCGGTGCCGCTGGGACTTGATTCGGTATAGGTCTGCATTTGATCGATGATCTCTCTGGCCATATCAGAGAGTGTCCCGGTATCCGGGTCCCGGCAATGGTCGATGTCGATGCCGCACAGCCCATCCCCTAAAAGCACCCCGACACCGCGCAGGCCAAAGCGGGAGACGGCAGCCTGCGCTGCCGCCAGCGTACCCCATGTGGCGGGTTCATTTGGCATTGCGTTTTTTCCGGTGGCGGGGTTGATGGGCGTTTTTACGGCGTCGAAGCAGACCCAGCGGCGGCTTTCTTTCAGCGACTGAGGGAACTGCTCGAGCATAGGCACCTCCTCAGTTAAAAGGGAAGATCATCCGCGTCATTGATCACAGTGAAACCCTCCTGGGCGTTCGGCTGGGTCTGCGGGTTCAGGTAGTCTTCTACATTGCCCATGCCGAGGTAGCGGTCAACATAGGTGCGGGTGTACTGGGGCTTCTGCTTATCCTGCTGCACGTTGATCACACACAGATGGCCGGGGAACAGGGAAAGCGACTTTTCCAATTCGCTCAGGCGGGTCAGCGGCAGCTGGATCATCTGCAGAAAACCTTTGAAGAAAGGCAGACCGTTCTTATTCAAGCCGTAGCTGGTAAAGGCATAACGGCCCTTGTACTGTCCCTCGGTAACGACAAAGGATACGCTCAGGGCGATGCCGTTATTGCTGCGGGCGACGATCTTGGCCTCTTTCAGAATGGCATTGTAGCGGCCGATCGGCAGGTTCCCGCTGCCGGTCTGGGCGCTGGCCGAGGCAAAATCATCATCAAGGGCGGCAAGGGCGGATGCATAGTTCAATTCAGACATAGTAGTTACTCCTTTTCTGTAATGTTCATTTTTTTGTAAAGCGTCCGGCGCTGTTTATACTGCACCATCAGCTGCGGGGTCTTTTCGTCCACGAGGTCTATCACGAGGGCTTCGGTCTTGCCGGGAGCCGAGCGCTGGATGCGTCCGATGCTCTGTTGTACGATCACCTTGTTGCGGGTGGGGGTTGCCAGCACAAGACGGTCCAGACACGGGATGTCCAAACCCTCTTTTGCCAGTTGGTAGGTGGCGAACAGGATGCGGGCTTGTCCATTCTTCATGCGGGCAAGTGCGGCAGTGCGTTCTGATTTTTTGGTGGCGCCGCAGACGAACTCGGCGGCGAGGCCCAGGTTGAGTGCATAAGTGTGCAGTCGGTCCAGAATTGTCAGAGACGCTGCCAGGACCAGCCAGCTGCGGCCTTCCGTTACGGCCCTGTCGATGATTCGTTCTACCGTCTGCATCCGGCCCGCGTCATCTGCCATGTGGCGCATCAGGCGGATGTAGTCGATGGGGCTTTCGTTGGCTCTGGGGGTGTACACAAAGGTGGTGGGGACTGTTTCGACTCTTGGCGTGATGAGGAGCTGTTCCAACTGCTGGGAGTCGATCACTGCCACGCGGGGACCTAGGACCTGGAAGATAGTCTCGCTCAGGCCGTCGCTTCGGGTGTCGCTGGCGGTCAAGCCGAAGCGCCATCGGGCGGGCAGGCACCGGAGCACTGCTGCAAACATACTGGCCTGTTCGGGATTGTTGACGACATGATGGCACTCGTCCACGATCACCACACCCACAGTGCGGGCAAGCTCGTTCAGCTCCATGCGGTACAGGCTCTGCACGGTGGCAATGGTGAGCTTGGTTCCACAGCGCTTGCGGCTGCCAGACACGATGGCCACCTCTCGCTCATCCAGCCCCAGACGCAGCTGTGCGCGCTCTTTGGCCTGCTGGGCAAGGTCTAGTGTGTGGGTGATCCAGAGCGCAGGTCTGCCCAGATGGGCAATGACCGCCATGCCGATCTCAGTCTTTCCGGCACCGCAGGGCGCGATCAGCACACCCTGACACCACCGGCAGGCAAGCGCAGCGTTCACGGCCTGCTGCTGGTAGCTCCGCAGCGAAAATCGAGAAGTATCAAAATCGACCGGTTCGCCTTTGAGAGTCCGGACCTGTGCAGTAGTGCCTGCGGGCCGCACCCGCCAGACCTCTTCTGCCATGCCGCGCGGCAGGGTGAGGGCATTGCCCTTTATCTCGTACAGCATCACAGTCTCCGGGATGTTGTAGGTGGGCCTGCCCAGCCGCAGGGCGTTCTGAAACTTGGGATTCGGCACGGTCAGCTCTTGGATGAGCTGGTGCAGCAGAGGCGTCGGCACATCCTGCAGGTGGAGTTCTCCATCCAGCGTATAGATCACGGATGCACCACCTCCAGTACGCTCAGGATCTCAGTGGGCAGGCCTTCCAGCTTCACGCTGCCGCGCTCGCCGCTCTCAATGCGGTCCCGGATGTAGTACCACGGAAAGTAAACGTCTGAGGCAGGCACATCCCGGCGCACAGCCACGACTGCGATTCCGCCGGCATCTTCTTTGCGGCTGAGGTTTTCCACCTCATTGGGGCGGAAAGCCGAGAAGGGCAGATTGCCCTTGGCGATATGCTTGCACTCGATGCCCCAGCTGCGGCCGTCGATGGTGGCCTCGATGTCGTAGGGCTGGCCGGAATAATCTGTGGGCCAGCCTCGGCACCAGACCTTCGGAATGCCGCAGAGGATGTCCAGCAGATCGTCCTGCCAGACCTTGCCGCGGGCATTGCGGGCCTGCTGCAGCTTGTCTTTTTTCTGCCGAGTGCGGGTATCACTGGGGCGCATTGGCGGCCTCCTTCTCCTTTTCGGCGGCGCGACGGGCTATTTCGGCTTTCCGGGCGCAGGCCTGGCACAGGCACTTGCCGTAGGTCTTGCGGGTGTAACCGGCCAGTTGGTCGATGGTCATTTTGCTGGTGGCCGATACCAGCCGCCCACATTCCTCGCAGCGAATGGGCTCCTTGCCGTCATTGGCCCACTCGGCCAGCTGTTGGCCCAGCTCCGGTGTGATCACCGCACCGAAGCCGTCCAAGAAGGTCACGTCCTTGCTGGTGGTGGCAATGTGGTCCCGCCCGATGGTGAACATGATGTCGAACTCATACTCCACATCGTCTCTCTGCACCGGTGCGAGGCCCACTTTCACCGGCACCTGCTTGCCGCGGTCGTTCTCGGTGAGCACATAGTCCTGTTTGACCCGCAGGGTGCAGATCGTGTGGCAGTTGACGGACAGCAGGTAATTGATGAAGTTGTTCTGGATACGCCCGGCTTCATCCCAGGCGGTGTAGCTGTTTTTGTTGGGCTGAGCGGCAATGCCGGCTTTGATCTCCAGTACACCGCCCGAACTGTTCCAGGCGTGAGACAAGCTGTCAACGATCACAACACCGTCTGGCCCCACCTTTTGTACAGCGGCGTCCACGCATTCCTTGTAGCGGTCAGGGGAATAGGGCGCTTTCAGTTCGATGTACCAGAACTCGCCGATGCCCAGGTCGCTGCGGTTTGCGTACAGTTCACCGCGCCGGTGCTCGGTATCGATCAAGCAGACTTTCGAGAAGTCGCCGCCGGTCAGTCCGGAAGCCAGCAGCAGTGCGCCCAGGGTCTTGCCGCCGCCAGACACACCGGCCAGTGCAATGCGCAGCTTGGATTTTTCGCGGGTAGCTCGGGTGATTTCAACCATAAAAATACCTCCTTAATGTTTCTGCGGGGTGAACCGTGCTGCGGCATCCCGTACATCCTGCGGAATATTGTCCGCATTGTCACAAAGCCAGAAAAGACCCTGTGTGTCCTCGTCCTGCCAGCGGGCGATACCGGTCTCTGCGTCCAGAAAACCAAAGTTTGCGCCGGCCTGGACCACGGCAAAGGCATCCAGGGGAAAAGCTGCTGCCAAATTGCTGCCACTGTACTGGACGAGGGCATTTGTGGCAGTGCATATCGGCAGGCAGACCATGCCGGTCTCGTAGGTCCCGGCTGTATAACGGCTGAGGTCGATGGCTTTGTCGCCTTCGGGGATGTCCTGCGGGCCACAGCCCTTGGCCACCCACTTGGACTCGCCGATCTTGGGCATATCGGCCAGCCAGGTGACGAGCTGGCCTGTGATCTCACTGGGACAGTGCTCCTTCGGGATCAGCAGCGCCCAGCCTGCGCCGGTGATGAAAAAGGAATCCCAGAGCCCGCGATGTTCGGTGCGCAGGATCTTCACGCCGCCGCCCTGCCAACTCTGCTTCATCAGCCGGAGAAATGCCTTTATGTCGAATCTCATTCAAACAACGCCTCCCGTTCTGCATCTTCCACACTGCCGGCAGCGGTGGGGTTGATGGTGGTATCATCTTCCAGCGATGACATGATCTCCCCGCACAGGGCGTACAGCGGCGCACCCATCTGGGCCAGCGGGGTGCCGGTGGCGCAAGCCTGCCCGAACCAGTTCAGGTACATGGAACGCATACTGTCTGCGATAAAGCGTGCCTGCTGTTCGCAGGCCTGCTCCGGGGCAAGAAAGCCGTCTGCATCCTGCTGCAGCTTTTGGTATTTGGCTTCGGCTTCATTGGCCCGACGCTGAGCATCCTCGACTTGACTGCGGGCCTGTGCTTTTGCTTCGGCGGTAAGGGCGTCCACCTGCCGGACGACTTCGTCTTTGTCCACCACAGCCACGATGGGCTGCTTCCGGGCGGCTTCGGCCTCGGCCTTCCACTTGTCGGCCCGACGATTGGCCGCTTCGGCCACCTGACGGGAGCCTTCCAGCTGGCTCTCGGCGGTTTTGGCGCGGACTTCGGCCTTGCTCTGCATCTTCCATGCTTCCTCTTCCCGGGCTTCGGCGGCGTCCAAATTTTCCTTCAGCTGGGTGTTCTGCTCGTGCAGCCCTGCTACATCCGCTCGGACAGCATCCAGCTGGTTCTCGGCAGTGTCGGCACGCTCCTTCTCGGCTTTGAGCTGGGCCATGACGTCCTGATATTCTTTATAGGTAGTAATATCTCCGGAGAAAACTGCCTCTTTGACCTCCTGCGGGGTGGAGGGCTTGGCGGCAGCGTAAAGCAGCTTCAAGGGCTGAACGTCCAGAATGGGCTTGCCCTCGATTTCGATATTGCCGCACTGTGCGGCAACACTCACCATTCGATCGCCGGTGTCCCGGCTGATGCCTACGGCAGCGCACCACTTGCCCCAACTGCCTTTGTAGTGGCTGGCTGTCAGGTCGTGGGCGTGCTTGGCCGCCATGATGCGGGCCATGTTGCCGGTGATAAAGGTCTGGGCGTCCTGCAACAGCAGAGCGTTGGTCTGAGCGTCTGCACCGAAGTCAAAGCCCGGTGCGGCAGCCTCTGCAGGGGGCAGCGCAGCCACGGCCACGTCCTCCGCCGCCGGGGGCTCTTGTGTGCATTTTCTGATGTCAGCCAGGATCTTTTCCATTTCCTGCTGTGGGGTCATGTCCTTGCGGCTTCCATCCGGATAGAAAAAGCGGGCGAACAAAGCTGCCTTGGCAGCAATGCCCTTTTTGTTGGAAGCGCAGACGAATGTACAGCAGTAGCGGCCATTGTGGGAGTAATCAGTGGGGCGAATCTCGTCTTGAGAAAAACCGCCAGTGAGTTCGCCCAGAGGGAAAGTATCTTTGACCCATGCACTGATATGTTCCAGGAAGTCAAAATCCAGGCTGACCACAGAGCAGGTGCACTTGTCTTCGGTCGAGCCGATAAAGTGGGAGTCATATGAGAGCGTTCTGCTCGTCCGACATTCGTAGCCCTTAATATCCTGCACGAAACGCTTGGCAGCCTTGTCCCACTTGTTGCCGCCCCACGGCATGGCGTAGGGACAGTCATAGCATTCATGGCCCGGGCCATATCCTTCCAGACGATTGCCGGTATTGTCGGCGTTGCTGGATTTCTGCACTCTCTGCCCACACTTGCAGATATAGGTAGTCACACTCTCACCTCCGTGTCCTTCAGACGGTCCAGCATCTCGCCCTGCAGGTCTTTGCTCAGGGGCTGGAAGCGGTTATTCCGCCAGCCGTAGCAGAGGATAGTGCCATAAGCTGGAAAA